GTCTTCTACCAATCTTCTCACCAAAGATTACAGATAGTATCTCTACCACTTCATCAGTTTCAGTAAGACCAGAAAGTCTAGTGTAACCAGTTTTCATTTTTGCATTTAGTCTTGTTCTTATACTCACTTCACCTGCAAAGTAGAAACCGGCAGGATGCACGGCAGATTTTAAGTAATCTCGCCATTCTGTGATACTCTCACCTACTTTTATAATGTAAGAATAATCTTGGTAATATAAACTGTCTTGTATCTTCTTTGTACTTTCTGAAACAAAGCCATCAACACCTGTATAGCCACCGTCTGTCTCTATTGCCGTACCTACAGTTGCAATCATAGTTGCTTGTGGTGTTTCTGTGTTAAAGTTTCTCACTCTGGCAGTAGTACCTGATGTGCCACCTGCAATGGTCACTTTATCATCATAGTTACCAGTTGGTTGTGTAAGTGTGAGAATGTTTGTACTTGTATCAAAGGATTCAAATGTTGCACTTACGGTAACTGTATCGTCTCTTTGTATTTTACCACCTGCGTTTGCACTATCGCCATTTGTACCATTGAGAATAATATAATCTGTATTATCTTTTAAAATGTATTCATCAAATCGTACTCTATCGCCTGCGTCTGTACTTGAACCATCAGTACCATCTAACAATAAACTATCAGGTGCCTTACTTTCTGGTACAGCTTCTGTAACAAATTCTTCTACTGCAATTTGTCCGCCACCTAACTCGTCTTCTAAAATTATATCACCATGCTCACTATCTAATCGTAAAACTGATTGTCTAAAGTCTTCAAGTAGTATGGTAAATTCTACCTGTTCATAAGGTTCTAATTCAATAAAGTCTTCGTTTTCTGCCGTGATAGTTTCACCATCTGAGAAACCGGCAGATACAGTATCTATTTGTAAATGTAATTTAGGACTAACTTCTGGTGGTGTCTCATATCTAAACCCATGGTCGACCATCTTAACTGATAATGCATTACCAACACTAGATGAAACAGGATATAATGTTGCACTACTACCGGTAGAACTTGTAACCGTTACAGTTGGTAGTGAAAGATATCCGCCACCTTTATCTGTTAATCTAATTTTTGTTATGTCGTTTGTGTTAGAGTTTGTTTCTGATTCCATAACAAGTTGGAAATCACTACCATCTTCTAGTATGATTACGCCATCGTCATGTACATCACCCTCTAAAGTAAAACCACCATTGACTATTGCCACAGTACCTGCAAGACCTGTACCGTCTGTAGGGTTTGTTACTGAAAGGACATCACCTACTACATAACCTGACCCACCACTTTCTACTTGTACACTATCTATGACACCATAGGTAACATTTTCTATTTGTCCTATTGCACCAGTACCACCTTTTTCTTTTGTAAAGGTAAATGTTTCACCTACAGTATAGTATTGACCAGGTGAGGTAACATTAACATTATCCACAACACTTTCAATATTACATGTGATTGTAACATCTGGGTTTGAGTTATCTGTACCTGAAAAAGTTGATTTTGTATTTTGTACTAATCTGTCACCTGCATTTGAACTATCAGCGTCTGTACCATTGAGTATGATTTCATCACCTGCATCCGTTTCAGAATCATCTGTAGCGTCTATGAGTACGGCGTCACCTGCATTACTGGCAAAAGTGCCAGTTGTACTTACTTTGTTTAATACAAATGTTGCCACGTCATGTGGTATGCCATTTAAACTTACAGTTGATACAGTTGCACTTTCAATAACTGAACTAGCAGCATCCACAGTATCGTTACCTACAATGTCTAATTGTGTGATTGTTTTACCAACCAAGTTGTTCATGTTACCGTCAGTTGGTGAGTTCAGCGTTGCTTTGATTATCTGTTCATTCTCAAAGTTACCATCTGATACTCTAAGCATATCAACAGTAGGATAATAAAGCTCAGGTGTTTCATTGAATAACGCCCTAAAGAAAATCTCATGGCCTTTCTTTGTACCTTTTCTTTTGTATAAGTCTATAATATTTTTTGTAAGTTGTCTCTTATCTAAACCATCTGTTAATGTGTTAGGTATAGTTTGTAAAAACGTATTTCTAAATTCTGTAAAGAAATCATCTATAGTATTATTAACGTTAGCATATTCTAGTAGTTGATTAATTGTCTCGTTAGGGTTGGCACGGTATCTGCCTATGACACCTGTTGCACCAGATGTACCACCTGTAATTGTTTCACCTGTAACAAATAAACTATTCGCTGTTACATAAATTTTTAAATTGTCAGTATCTTCAGCAAGTATTGTTGCTGTTTGGCCTGACGTTGCACCTGTAATTGTTTCACCTTTTTGAAATTCACCTACACTTGTTTGTTCGTTAAGTATATAATCGTTTTCGTCATTACCACGTTCATTGGTGGCATTTAAGGCAATAAATCCTTCTGTAGTTGTTTCTAATAAGATTTGGTCTGAAGCAGTTACACTTGATATGGTAATCTGAGCAGAATCCATAAACACATAATATTGTTTAATGAACTCAACCAATAAGGGATTATTGGCCTGTATGTGTTGAGGAAATTGCCTACTTACTAGTGGGTTTATTTTTTTAGTAAATTTTGCCATTTACTAACTCGCATAACTTGTCGCTGTAGTATAACCTATACCAGTTGTTGTATCATAGTCATCAGCCGTTACTGTGACATTTGTATTCACTTCATCTATTTCAATGATTTGGTTTCTGACAGGTGCGATATCTACTGAGTTAGGTGTAACTGTACATCTTATATCAGTTGATGTTGCACCATCTACGTTGCCTACACTTGTAACGTGCAAACTGTTGATAGTGATTGTTCCATTTGTGTAATCAATTGTACCCTGTGTAGTGTTAGAGTATGTTCTTACACCTGCAGCCGTTCTATATAATCTTACATTACCTTGTCCGTCATCATCTAAGAAATAATCGTTAGTAGTATCACCAGAAATTTTGAATGATGTTGTTTCTAAGATACCACCCATGTCTGAATTGTGACCACTATGTGGATTGTAAAATGCATTGTTAAAGTTTAATGTGTATGTTGTTGAACCAGTTGTTGTGGCAGTAAATGACTTATGCATTTTTACCGTAGTGATGTTTGAAAGAATACTAGGATCAACCTTGTTGATTGTTTCAATAAATTTACTGTGTCTAAACACTTGGTCAAATTCTGTTAGATTAGTTTCATTGTACGTTGTGATTGCCGCCAAAATTAAAGACTTGATACTGTCTGCATTTTTTGTTGTTGACTTGGCGTCATATCGTACAGTAGTCGTTAAAACAAGTTTAGTTTTTTCTGGGTCTTCTATGATGGGTGTTATACTTGCAATGTTGAAATCTTTTAATTGTGTAAGTATAGATGTTTTGTTTGCACTTGTTAGCGTAGCGCCAGCAACAGGATTAATAGAGATATACACTCTACCATATACTGGTGTACTGTTATCTTCGCCACCCCATACTTGAACTGATTTAGCATTTGAATATAATTGTTTAACTTTGCTTTCATAATCTTTTGCCGTTACGGCCCTATTCTGTGTTGTATAAGTTTTTGGTGCATTGAAACGAATACTATCTGCCGTTTCAGGTTCTGCTCCGTTTGCACTAGCAGAATTAACGGTGATTGATACATCAGAAAATCCTCCTACTGTACCAGATAAACTGAAAGATGACGCACCATTACTTTCATCTCCGTTTGTAACTATGTATGTTAATGTAACAATGTTACCAGTTGATAATGCCTTACCTAAAACACCATCACCAAATATAACTTCGTACTGACTATCTTCCGTTGCCTCTAAATAATAAATTGAAGATGTACTTGTTACATCTGCTAAGTCTGATGCCAGGGTATAAGTTGTTGTTGTGGAATCTGTTGAACTGTTTTGAACTTTAACTTGTAAAGTTGTTGTATCTGCCAAAGCATTACGAATTAAAAATCTTTGGTCAGCGTCTGACACATCAACTGTGTATTTGTTATTGACTAAAGTACCCTCATAAATTTTTAAATTAGAAAAAGTATAAACACCTGAGACTGGTGTAATTGTTGTATCTTCTTTAACAAGATAGTTGTAAGTTGTACCATCAACGTCAGTTTGAAAAGTTGTACCTTGTGACGCCGTTAAAGTTGCACCACTAGCGTTATTAACTGTAAGGTTGATATCTGCAAAAGGTGCCGTAGCACTTCTTGCCGTGTAGCCTAAATGTTTAGCATGAGAGACGATACTGTTTCGTAAGTCTGCACTATCTATAAACATTTCATTTGCCAGTACGTTAGCATATACGGCATTGTAGTGTGTGTTGTATGCCAATACATCTAAGATACTTGCCATTGCTGACCCTTCAAAGTCATAATCTGAGAATTGGTCTTGTTGTCTTAAAAATGTTTTAAGATTTGTTTTAATATCGTCAAACTCTAGGTCTGATACTGTTAATCTCTTTGCCATTATCTGCTACGCTCCAACATGGTTGTTAATTGTACTAATTCACCAGGTATATTTACCACATAAAAAGCAATCGTACATTGATAAGCATTTCTATCTAAATTAGGCTCAGCGAGGACAGAAACAAGTCTGGCACGTGGCTCAAAATTTTCTATACATTCTGCAATTGTTCGTTGTAGTATATTGGCAGTAATTGGATTCATTGGCTCAAATAATATCGAGGTAACATTTGACCCTATCTCAGGATGAAATGGTCTCTCAAAATGATTTGTGAGTATCAGGTTTCGTACTGATTGTTTTACTGCTTCTATATCTTTCTTTACAATAACATCTTTTGTATTACTGTTCTTTTCAAAGGATAACGCAACGTCTCTATATAGACGTACAGACCTATTACTTGAATTAGTACGTTGAGCGTCAGTATAACCTTGTTGATAGATAGCCATACGACTATTTATAACACTTAACCTACATTTACATTAGAAGATCCGCCTACTCTTGCATGAGCGCAAGTATCAGCGTCGCCTGTGCGATTGACTGGTGTGCCACCTATTCTTACAGTTGAACTACCATTGGCCGTATCCCAGGCCCCAGCAGCATGTATGCCTATGCCGTGACCTGTTCCTTTAGACCCATTCACAGATACAACAGACCCATTGGCTCTTACTGTATTCTGTGGTATAGAATTAATTACACCACCAGCAGAGTTGGCGTCACCCATACGTTGAACACTAGGCACTACCTTGGCCTCGACTTCGTGTATGTTGTCGTCTCTTATTCTTGTTCTTAGGTTTAGACCTGCAACTATTACCAATAGAGGTACGTTTCTTAGGACCTTGTCTATAATTATTATTACTTAATGCCATCTAATGCTCACAGTTTGCACATTCACATGATTGGCATGAACCACCACTACTACAATGACAGCCGTGGTCACAATTTATACATGTACCCATTACTTTGCCTTTTTCTTTGTAGTCTTCTTTTTCTTCTTAACTACTTTTTTCTTTTTTGTCTCTTTTGGTGGTAATACATTCTCACTCTTACCCCAATTCTTCCATAAATTACTAAAAAATCCCATAATATTCTCCGTTTATTATATTATATTCTTATTTATAACGCTATTTTATACACAAAAACCAGCGAACATCCAGCGAACATTGCTGTTGTTGCAAAAATACAACACATTTAATTTGTACATATCTGCTAACCTATTGAAAAACAGTCATTTTAATTTGAAGCAATGTGGTCTTTTTTCTTTACAAATGGTTAAAATTAGTTTATAGTATAAGAATAATAACAAAAACGAAACGGATACATTATGAATATAACTGAATTAGAAAACGATATGACTAAATTAAACATCTTTAAATTTTATGCTAGACTTAAATCTACGAATGAAAGATTAGAGTTTATTGAAATTATGAAAAACTTTTATCCTAATGTACATAACATTAACTGGACTAACGTTGAAGAAAACGTTATGAACGAAGCCTAATTTAAACGAAAACGAAAGGACTATATTATGAAACTTGAATTTAATAACTTACCTGATATCTTAGATTTTATTAAGAATCCTGAAAACAAGGATGCTTTACTTTTAATTAAGTGTGCCGTGAATGACGCCGAGAATAAAAAGAAAACTGACTTTAAAGTTGGTGACCATGTAATCTTTGGTCGTAAGAATGGTCGTAAAAGACCTGGTGTAATTACGTCACTTAACGGACCTAAACGTGCCGTTATAAGAGACACCAACCTTGGTGGGTCTTGGCGTGTACCTTACTCTTTGATGGAGGCTGCGTAATGAATAAAGAATTAAAAAAACTAATTGATAATATGTCGAATAAAAGAGTAATATATTCTCTTAATTATCTTATTAAACAAAAAGATATAAGTGATATTATTGATTTGAAAAACTTATTAGAAAAAAGACAAGGTCTGTTATTTAGAACACCAGGTTTTGGAAGAAAATCTTTTGAATATTTACACGAAAAATTATATTCAATGTTCACATTTAAAACTAAAACTTATGTGACATATGTACCAGTATCAAAAGAAATAGAAATTGCGGAAAGTATAGGTCAGTAATGATAATTAAAGTAGGTGATACTGTTGAAGTAAGACGTGGTTCGTCTTTCAGAATGAGAGACGCCAAAATAGAGAATATTCAAGTCGCTTGCACGGACGATTATAACGCTTCTGTTATGCAAGTTGATTTAAACAAGATTCCTGATGGGACAATTACCTATGAGGATGTGACCTTTGAAAATGCGGAAGGAAATATGCATTGGGCAAGATTCAATCAAATACAGAAATAAAAGGTAAATGTTTTGCTAAGTTAGTAAAGTTAAAATTTAAGTATGATGATTTAGCATTGAGAGAACCTAGAACAGGTCATCAAGTTTTAGATAGGATGATTTGGGAAAGGTTGAGAAAAATTTTGTATCAACGTTACGATTATTATTCATAGAAAAACCCGGCACAAAGCCGGGTTTTATTTTTTAGTTATTCACTTTCTTCCGCTTGAAGTTCTGCTTCAAGTTTGTCTAATTCGTCACCAGGCATTTCAATAGTCACCTTAGGTAAAGGCATACTATCTATTGCGCTAGCAGCGTCTTCGCCAAAATGATGACCAAGATAAAATGCACCTATAACTATTAGTACATAGATTATTTTCTTAATCATATCTTTCCTCTTTTATGAGTTATATCGTTTCCATAGGTTACTTGCAATCCAAGCAATTAAACCCCATTTTACGATTAACATTGGTGCCACAAAACCTGTGAATAGAGCGACAGCTAATAAAATTAGGCCGTAATCTTTCCAAGCACTATGGTCTTTAATCCATTTATTCATAAGAATTTCTCCTTGTTGTGTTTTATATTTATGTTAAAATGTAAACTTAGTACCTACACTATAGTGTTGTAAGTCAGCACCAGTATCTAAATCATCTTGTTGCATTTCTGCATAGACGGTTAGACTATCTGTCATATTGTGACTTAGACCGTATGTCATGTATGTACCAGTTCCTTCTTTATCTCCGTAACCAACGGTGATTGCTTTCCAACCAATCGTTGCTTCCATGCCTACTTTGTCTGTAGCAGCGTCATATACTGTATATGAAGAACCAATGGAAATATCACCTACACTTGTACTTGCACCGGCACCCCAATAAGAGATATCGTTTGCAACATCATCAGCGTAACCAATAGATACATCTGTACCCATTACTGTATGAGATAAAGTAACTTCGTACTCATCAATGCCATCTTGTCCAGATGAACCATCTATCACTGCCATAACATCTAGCATATCACTAGATAAGGCAATTGAGTTTGATGAGCGGCTTGCATAATTAAAATCAGAACCGCCACCATACACATTAAACGAAGATGATTTACCACCAATGTTGTCTGTGAATGGGTGTGATTGACGACCAACGGTGATTGTCATACCATTATTCACTATACCTACGTAAGCAAGTTGTGAATCAAAAGTATCACTACCGGAATCATCAACGTCTATTCCAACTTGTAGCTTTGCAACTGCACCAATAGACGAACCTTCTAAACTTGGTTCTGAAATATCAATACCAATGTTTGAGCCATTGTTCTCTAATTTGTCGTGTGCAACGCCACTTGAATTTTCATCATGTGACCATTTATAGTTAAAAGCACCGTACGGTTTTATTTCTACTGCGTTTGCATATGTAAACATGCACAGTATCGCCACCGTCAATGCTATCGTTCTTAATAACATATTTTTTCCTTTAGTTTATGTGATTAATCAACCTCGACTTGAGGATTTATGTAGAGCTCTCATATTATTTATATGTCTCATCATATTGAGCGGCATATATTGCATCCACTTCCTCTTGTTCTTTTAGTATGTATGCGGATATGTGTGTATATCCTTGCATTTTTGCCCATATAATTCTACGACCACCTGCCTGCCATTTACGGTATTGTTCATTGATCCAACGTACCATCACCGGGTGTTCCATACCATCCTTCTCTAGGCTATCAAATAATTTACGATAATTGATACCTCGACTATCTGCGAAATTTGTCCAGTTACCAGTAACCTTATCCCACTTAAACGTAATCTCGTCTAGTGGTAACATGTGGTGTTTATCTGGGTGTGTAATTATTTTTGCTTTGAGTTCTTTCATTGACAAAAGGCGATATGGTTATATTCTTCATTTCTTAATTCTGGTTTAAACTGTTCATAAACTTTATTATAAACGGCATTCAAGCGAACCATATATGGTTCATAAGTATTTTTATTTATAAGAGAATTATAAGCGACAAGTTTGCCTAGTTTTTTTAAATCTCTATCATCTATGTATATCTGTTCCCATTCATCATATAAATCAACCATCACAATATCATAACCACTATGTTTTTTTACCCATGTACGAGCATCCTCAACATAGACATTCACAGCGTCAGGTAAATAAAATTTTTCTCTAGCAATACAAACAACCTCTGGTAATATTTCTACAGTATCAATTTGTATCTCTGGGTATTTGTTGTGTATGTATCTATGCAAACAACCTGCACCTAAACCTAGTATGCATATTTTTTTCACCTCATTCACATGGCGAAAACTATACATGAGTTGTTTAAAATAATCTAGCGATAACGAACCGTCTTTGTTCATTCTTCCTTGTACGAGTTTATCACCAAATTTTAGGACACGTTGAGTGCCATTGGGTACATCTATCACTTGTATATTAGAGGTCTGCATATCTACTACTGACTTCGTTCTTTTGCCAATACTCATCTGATTGTGTATATTGGAATACTTGTTCCCATTGTTTCTGATTTTCTATGTGGTAACAATCAATATGGGTATAACCTTTTTCTTTGGCATACCATACTCTCTGGTGACCTACGGAAACATTGTATGCATTCCACGATACAATAATGGGGTGTGTCATGCCATTCTCGTCCAAGTCTTTCATCAAACTCTCCAGTCTCATTGTCTGACTACTGGTGGATTGTTTTCTTCTATAGTCTATGAAGTTACCTAGCATGTTGAGGTGATACACCTTGTGGTATTCTGGAAACTGTATATGTTTAGCTTTCAGTAGGATCATAAGTTATTGGTCTGAAAGGAGGACATACTATATATGCTCCAAAAATGAGGATTTGGCAAATATGTCTGTATAACTTTTTCATACTACCTATAGTATATTGCTATCCACTTTTTGTCCTGGTGGTATATCTCGTAACAAAAGAATACTACGAGTACGTTGTAATGTACTAGGTGGTCCTGTGAGTTCTTGTAAAAACATGACCAGTGTTAATCTATCTTCATCATTTTTAAAATCTTCGACACCATGCCACAATGAACTATCAAAACTCAACAAGCGATTATACACGTTTGATACAAAAGTGTTTTGTACGAATTGTGCATTGTGGTCCTCTCTATACTGTTCAACATTCTCTCCTGCTGTAAAGGCGTGTATCTTCTTATCAATGTGTTTGATACCACTTGACAAATCCTTCGCTGTATATAAACCAGTACCTGATTTAGGGTTGGCGCCTGGTGTGAGGTATAAAATAAAGGTAGAAATAAAAGGATGGTCACTATGTATCCAACCTTTATCATAGGCAGCATTCACTCGTTGAAACTGCATCCGTGACACAAAGGTCACCTTGTTCATATCGTCTCTATTGTAAAAGTGTGACAAGTATCTTTCCATAATAAATTGAAAGAGTGCTTCATCTACTTCAAACAACATCTGAGAACGTAAGCCAGGCCACTTGCCATCTTCGTCACTATGCCATTCTATTTTATCAGACAGAGCAAAGTTCCGTACGGCGTCTGGGTCTGGTAAAAAACCATCTACGATAGTTGTGGGAAAATAATTCATTTTTCAATTATCTCCATTACTTGTTCAAATGTCTCCTGTACAGACCATTCATTATGAGGTGACCATAAACGAGTACCTTTCTCTAACGTATCCTCATATATGGTGACTATCTCATTTACATCTATGGCGATTTTGGTACCCTCAAAGAGTTTACCTGCATTTGTAAATACTTTAAAATTTTTTATTTTATCCATAATCTATTTCCAACACACAAAGCGTCAATGCTTGT